GCATGAGTATAAAATAGAGCATGGGCATCACCATCAGCCGCGGACCTAAACAAATGACCATACCAATTCCACGCCGGATATGGCCATTGTTTCATATAAGTGACAACATTTGTCCTCATATTAATTTTACACATATTTGTTTGTGTACTCTGTTGGTCATAGTTATAAACATACAAATCATTTCCATTAGCAAATGCTCCTCCGGGATTGGAAACCATCCAAGAAGCACCTATGTTATTGAAAAACTTTGTTGCTCCCGAAGACGCTATAGGGACCAAAACACTCGCGGTTAGAGCATATGATGACGTTGTAGCACGAGATGCGCTTAAAGCATTAGTTGCATATGATGAACTAATTGACGCAGATGCCCAAGAAGATGACACCGAAGCAAAAGATTGACTAGCCCAAGATGCTGATATAACAGTCAATGATGAACTAGCCCAAGAGGATGAGGCCGCCGCTCTTGAAAATACAGAAAACGAAGACGTTAAAGAAAAAGACGATGTTTGTGAATATGATGATGAGATTGAGGCACTAGACCAAGAAGCAGATACCGAAGCAAAAGATTGACTAGCCCACGAAGCGGATGTTGCTGCAAATGATGATGAAGCAAACTTAGCAAAAGTAGAATAACTAGATGAAATAGACGAAGATGCTAATAATGGAATAGACGACCCACTTGTATTTAGATAAAGTTGTAGAGCATCTATCGTGCTTCTATAAGTAGTCAATGACGAACTATCCACAAGGGGTATAAAATCTGACCCCGTTATTGTAGAAAATGTGTTTAATCCGCTTATTGGTATGCTTGGCATAATTTTATTGTTTATGGATCATATTGAACAGTCCATCCTGCTCCCTGTAATATTGCTATATTTGTCAATGCGGCCACAGAAGGCGTTCCATTACCTCTTATATCCAATCTTCCGTTTGACGCACCATTTGCTACCAATGTCGCACATATTGTATCTATTGATGTGGATGATAGACTAGCACTATAAAAAAATAATTGTGTAGTCGATGCCGGTATTGAAGGAATACTTCCAACAGGTGAATAGTTTAGAGAAATATATTGCAATGATGTTGGCAACGCGGAGAAAAACGACGAAAGTAAACCATTATCGTTTAATGACATTGATACTACACTATTTGGAAAAGTAGATGATACTGATAACAAATCAACATCATCACAAATAAATTTATATAATCCAAATGGCATTGTATTAGGCAATGTTGTTAATGGATTTGTAGAACAATTAAAATAAGACATTGTTTGTGGTAAAGATGGTAACGATGAAAGATTATTAAAAGCACAATCAAAATATGACATACTCCTTACCCCCGACATATCATATATGGAATTAATGGTTCCAACTCTACAATCAAAATAAGATGCACTAGCAGGCAAACCGTCCACCGATAACAAAGTATTATTTTTATTAACATATCCTCTTAAGTTTGGTAATGTCCACAAATATCTAACAGAATATATTAAAGTATTATTCATGTCAACCCATAAAATGTTATTTGAACCACTACCCAAAATATTAACATTATTATCGTTAAATTGTCCTCCCAAACTAGAAGAAAATCCTATAAGTGTTGATGCCGGTGTATAAGAAAATTGCAAAGGTTCAGCAACACCAACACTTACACTATCACTTTTACTGGAAATATTAAACCGAACGGTTCTGTTGGGTTCTAGATAAACATTATTAGATGAACTTACATAAACAGAATAAGAGCCAGACATTGGTGATTGTCCCATTAGAGAAAATGGAAAGGAAATTGTCCCAGTAGCATATGCTCCCCATGTCGCTATAATAGGGCTTATATTAACATCTATGGATGAAGAATCCATAAAAATTTCTTCACCAGATATTCTTTTTACTGCTATTAACTTTACCAAACCACTAATAGGAACAGATGCTGTAAATGGTACTTTTACATTGCCCATAGCTTCTATACTACTAGTTGCATTGTTGGTCAAATAAGAAATAATACCAACGTTGTCTAAAAATGAACGACTTGTAGATTGTGTAATGGCTAAAAATATACCAAAATCAGAAAAATTATTATCAATGTTACCTGCTCTTATTGCGTAAGATGCTGTGCCATTATTAGGAGAATATGCAAGAAACGATGCCGTACCAGCATTATCACACAATGCAGATTTCTCTGCAAATGAAGCGGTAGCAACAGGATGAAAAGGATTATTAAAATAAGATGCTGAATCTGCTGTTGTGGCGTGGTTTACATTTTGTGTAGTTAATGCGTAGGATGCCGTTCCATTAGAAACTCCTAAATATCTTAAAAATGAGGCACTTTGAGCAAGTGTTGTAGAAACGGCGTTTACAGCCCAAGATGATGTTATTGGATATAAAGATGCTGTAAATAACGTTGTCCCTGCATTGGAATTAATTGCATAAGATGACGTGCCGGCGTATGAGGCACTTATTGATTGACTTGCTATGTGAGCGTATGAGGCGGTGGTTGAACGATTCGCATAACTAGCGGAGTTTATTGTACCAACAACATTGGATATAGATATGTAAGAAGCGGTATCAGCAGTAGTGGCGTGTGAAACACTTAAACTCCCACTCATAGTTAACCATGCGGCTAACTGCGATGATTGCATCCGTTTTGATTCTCTAGCTGATGAATCAATGACCAAAAACAAATCATCGAGTTGAGTTTCGTTTGCGGTCAACTCTACTAATTGTGAGACTCTTTTATTTCCTGATGACATATTGTTAATAATATCCTATTAATCTTAATGTTATTCCTAAATTTGCTGTTTGTGTAAATTCATAATGAAATGTTCCTGATGAAGAAATTGGAAATGTTCCTTGTCCGTTATTAGCACCGGCATTTCCATCACCACTACTAAGATATGTCATCAAAACATATGCTGGTGCTAAACTACCCGTTCTTATATTAACATATCCCGTTGTACCTAAATTGTTGGTAATTGCCCAACACTCTAAAATTACTACTCTTGTTCCTATAGGAACATATGGCGAACAATCAAATGCAGTAGGAGACACAGCCAAAGTGGTATTTGCAACAACAACTGGATTTATAAACTTAGGACCAATGGAACTTGATGCTACTGAACCAGCAGAAGTAGCATAACTTGCTGTACCAATAAATCCAAGAGTGGGATTACTTGCTTCAAAATAACTAGCACTCACTCTTCCATAAACTGTAAGTAAAGCAGAACCAAACAAACTACTACCATATGCCAATCGCATTCTATCTACTGGACTAGTGATTGAATCCCAACTTTGGAAAAGAACGGGTTCGGTACCATTATCAAAAGTCCTAATATAAAACGCCCCATCATCCGTGGAACCACTCATTAAAAGTCTAACACCATCATTAACCGCTCCTCTTATGTCTATTTGTGCTGAAGTTGACCCCGATGACCCCACAGAGAAGTTAGTAGCATAACTGGCTGTCTCAGTTGATACTGAACTAACAGCTTTTATTGCCCAAGAAGCCGTTCCGTTTGGTTGACCGCTATAAATAAGATTAAAAGACGAAGAGGCAAAATCAGTTATTTGTGAACGTAAAGAATAAGATGCCGTACCATTGACTGACCCAGAATATAAAAGATAAGATGCGGTATTAGCGTTTGTTGCCACAGAAGCTAAGGCTATTGATGCTGTTTTAGCGTAGGAACTGGAATTAGATAAACTTGAATAACTTGAAGTTATAGAATACGATGCTGAAGTGGCTAAAGCTACAGCACCATTTACACCACTTCCTAAAATATAAGAAGCGGTGTCAGCGTTTGTAGAATGATCTATGTCAAAACTTCCACTGATTTCTACATAAGAAAGCAGCTGACCCAATTTCAGTTTCTTGGATTCCTTTTGACTCATGTCCGTTATGAGTAAAAGGTCATGAGAACTCAATTCTGCCGTTGATAGTTCTACTAATTGCGATACTCTTTCATTGTTAGCCATCGGATTATCCTATCACATTATGAAGTTTTTTGTTTATAAAATCATAACGCCAAAATTTTTTAGGATGAATAGCGCTAATGATATTTTTTTGTCTGATTAAATCTTTTTGTTTTTGATTAGGTTTTTTGTGATATTGACCATCGTATTCCAATATAACATTTTTTTCTTTGTCATATCCATCTAAATAATATAAAAAATTATCAGTTTTTAATTGAAAGTTTAACTCAAAATTAAATCCCAATCTATTCCATTTTTCAATCAATTCTGTTTGGCCGATGTCCGTTCTTACATTTATCCATTTTGTTTTCTCTAAAGCATCGTAATACTTTTTTCTTATAACTGTATTCATCCACGCTTTTTTAGAGGTTTCACTCAATTTGTTTTTGGTTTCATCTGATGGAGTTCTATACATCCAAGGGTAAGATTTTCCTTTTCTATTATGCATCCACGGAGTCGATTTTCCCTTTCTAGATAAACTTATTTTCTGTTTTGTTTGTTCAGAAATAGTCCCACCTTTATTCCAATGTTTTCTGCCTCTATTTGCTAAAGATATTTTAAGCCTCGTTTCAATAGATTGTTTTTTTCCTAATCTATGAATATTACCCATAGCTGCTTTACTTTTTTTTGGATATTTTATTTCTCTCATCTCTCTTATAAATAGACCATTAAGAGGTTTTTTTGATTTTTTTGATTATGAACCGGACCAATCCACTCCTTACTATGTCGTTATCTGTAAATCTAAAGACGTGTATTCCGTTTGCTTTAGATTCTTCATCATCAAAATATGAGGACATTTTAATAAAACCACTTTTTCCATTGATGTCGGACTGTTCCGGATCACCCAAAATAAACATTTTACTAAACTCCCCCATTCTGGTAATTAAAGTGAAGATTTCTTTAAAAGTCATATTTTGTGCTTCATCAGTAATTATAACTTTGGCGTTCCAATTTAATCCCCTCAAAAAACCAACTGGTATGGATATTATTCTTTCTTCTTTTCTTAAAGAATCTATATCCCCTCTTGGTAATAACTCTGCTAATTTGTCTATTAAAGGTGCCAAATAAGGAGCCATTTTATCTTCCGCCTCTCCGGGTAGAAATCCTAATTTAGCCTCTGATGATTCGACGGGTGACCTGATGTAAATTAAATCGCTTACTCTTCTTTGATTTAATAATGTCAAGGCAGCGTAAACCGCCATATAAGTTTTGGATGTGCCTGCGGGACCAGAAACAAATATAATTTTCGTTTCCTTGCTTAGAGCAAGTTCTAAAAATTGTTTTTGTTTTTCGTTTAGATTCCTTTGATGTACTGAAAGGATATTCTTGATTTTATTTCGTTGTGGTATGATGGGACTTGTGTCCTTGATTTCATTGGTGTCATTACGTTTGTTTTTCATCAGTATTTTTAATGAATCTCTCCATAATTGTTTTTCGTAACTTTATTAGTCTAGGACAATATTCGTATTTTTCTTTTTCTATATAATAAGAATAAATGTTGTCTAAATTGGTAAGGTAATCTTTTTCAGATAAAGTTATAACAAAATCAGAGTTCTTGAACTGAAAAACTTCAATTAAAGGCAAATCATTTTCTACAGCAAACTCTATACTTCCCACCACTTGCTCCATCATATCCGATTTGAATTTTTTTGTGAAAGATTTTAATTCTGTATTATCGGATGGTAAGACATATAGGGGAGGCGAATCTTTGTTTATATTCTTTTTTGCCATATCCTTTTCTTGCTTATAAATATCACATCACACGTACAAAAAGAAAAAACGTGGCAGATTTTTTCTCTGCCACGTTTTAACGTATGAATAGATTGATGGTTATGGTTTTGATAATTCTGCGATAACCCTCTCTGCTGTTTTTTCCCACCTAACAATAGTTTTTTTACTAGCATTTTTATAATCCAACTTTCCTTTTGTCAATAGATTTTTTACTTCATTTATCGAAGTAGCATTTTCTATTAGTGTTAACAACCCCGGTTCTGGTGGTTTTTTTAGCATAGCTTTTGTTGGTCTATAAACAACGGGAACATTTCCGTATTTTACGACTTCCTTTGCTATTTCTTCGTTGTCTGCTAATTCTTCCACTTTCAAGGCTCTTGAAACAACATCTGACTCAGGAATATTGGTAAGCGGTTTTAATTCTTCTTTTATATTCATTTACCAAACCCTATGTTTTTTCTTATCATACTGAACTATTTCAACCTTGGTGCCATCCGGCCATCTATCCACAATTTTTTGCCAAAAATCTTTTTCAGCAATGGCTTTTGGTTCATCAACATTTGAGTATTCTTTGTCCGATACTCTTAATCCATCTCTAACCACAACAAATCGTGGAGAAGATGATTCCACCGGATTCAATACAATTTCAGCTACTACTAATTCCCCTGATACGTCAGAAGAAACATCCAGAGTAGGAATATCATCTGGTTGCTCTTTTTTGTTTTGTTTTTTACTCATATACTTATATTTGTATGAAAAATACGGGTTCGGCTCGTATTGGACATGTTAAATGTCATTTAATGTGTTCTGTACGTGCTAGTAAACTTCTGTTTCATAGAGAGATTTGTATTAAAGAGTATTTAAGAAAAATGATCTTTTTTGCCCAAGGCATCATTAGAGCTTTTCTTCTGTTTTAGCATAATACCACGAATCATACTCCGCTCGGCAAGCAGTGTAATCAGCCATATGAATAACGCGTGGTAGGTTGGTTTTGAGATATTGCTCCGGGTTATATTGCACAAGGTATTTAGCGGTTGCTTCGTTAAATAATCCGTCCGCTAATTTTATACCCAAGTATTCCCGCCATCTATATGTTATTCCATATTTCTGCAAAAGAAATACTGCTCGGTCCGTAACTTCCATATAAGGAAGATTAGCATTCATTTTATAAAACTCTCCCTTTTTGTATTTCCAATCTTGGTCTTGTGGAACGTAGTATTCACCAAAAGTTGGGTCCCCGAGTTTCCCTAGGTCGTGAAACATAGCCGAAAATATCATTTCTTCGTCTGTAAAATCAATATTAGCACCTGCTATCTCAAACATTTTTTTGGCAGCAAAGGACAATTTAACGACGTTCATAACATGCAAATTGTACCCTCCGGGGAAACACAAATGAAAATGCTGACACATAGAGGCAGGTGCCGTGGCTAAAGGCAGTCCCAAACAATCATCAGCGTCAGAAAACATCCTCAATATTTTTTCTTTTCGTTCGCCACTAAATACGTCACCAACAAATTTTAGACACTCTTGATAGTTCTCTTGGATTTCCGTGTCTGTAAGGTTTGGTTTATCAATCATAACTTTTAAAGAGGATACTATGGAAGGAACTATTTATCAACTTATTTTATTTGGAGGATGGTGAGAGAATTGAACTCCCGCCGGACACAATGCCGGAATAGTTTTCGGAACTATCGTAACAAACCAACATTTACCTACCATCCCTCTTTACAATCTCAAATCCGGTTGCTAAAAGTTTGTTATAGACGTTTTGTGGTAAACTGACTCCTATTATTCCACTATCAAGTTCTTTTAATGCCTCAGAGATTGCTTTATCCAAAGCCCTTACTTCGTCACTCCAGTGTATAGGATTTTCCATTTATAAAATCGGTTGATTGACAATTACATTTTTTAATACCACGCTGATTAAACGACACACAAAACTCTTTTCTGAATCTTTCTTTAGATTCTTCAATTTCCACATCACTCAAATATGGAGTCCACATAGATTCTACATATTTTGGGCCGTGATTTCCACACTCAAAACAAATCCCATACGGAATCTGACTCAAATCAGAATCATTACAAAATCTACATATATCCATAAAATTGGCGGAAGGTACAAGGGTCGAACTTGTTCTGGTTTTACCCAGCCAATAGATTTCCAATCTATGCCATTACCGGTCTGGCAACCTTCCAATAACAACGGAGTTTGTTAATAGACCCTCAGAATCTTGTCTGATAAGCAAAGCCACTGCTTACGATTGTGGCCTCCTAAAGCGGTCTTCGGTTAACTTAATAACCTACTTTTTGTCCGCCATTGTCCTGAGTATCCAATACGTCAGGAATCTTCATTTTTAGGTATCCGTTGTTAAACTTTTTGGCTGGTTGCCCACGACTCGAACGTGGACGAAAACTTTCAGAGAGTTTCATGCTGCCATTACATCAGCAACCAATAAACCATTTAAAACTTCTTTTCTAGATTTTTACCTACCTCTACGGCAGCTTCTACTTTCTTTGGATTTTTACGTCCAAACAAAACACCGAATACAAATCCAGCAACTGCTACTAATACATATCCCGATAATTGCCCTAATGAAAGTGCTAACATCATAATTTTAATTTCCTTTATTTATACAAACCACCATTGGTTTGTTTCTTCCTCACTTTAAGTATAAGCAAAAAACGGAAAATGTCAAACTTAAATTGGTGGAGCCACAGGGAATCGCACCCTGATTTCTGCATTGCGAATGCAACGTCCTACTATTGAACGATGACCCCGTTTGGTGGAGAATACCGACTTTTCATCGGCTCTTCCAAGCTTTCACGGCATTGGCGTGCTATTAAAATACACTAATTCCCCGTGATCTCCTTCGACAGGAAGAAGACCTTTCCTATTATAAAATAGGAAACTAGATGTGGATTTACGGTTATCTCCATTGGCATTTTTTACAACTTACCAATGTTGGACCTCTTTTTACAACTTGACTATGTTGAACGTTTTTAACTTGGCCATCGCCAAGACCTGCTTTTTGGCAGGATTTTTCCCCTTTGGGGATTGTTGTTTCATGCAATATATTTTATTGCTGATCACACCTAAATCTGGTGGAGCCAAGGAGAATCGAACTCCTATTTCAACACTGCCAGCGTCACGTCCTACCGTTGAACGATGGCCCCAAATTACTTTTTTGATACTAACTTACACATTTCAATAAACTCATTTTGGGATATATCTTGTTTAGCCATGTTTATTTTTTTAGTTACCCACTGTACATTACCAATCGTATATCCTTTGTTAGAGTCAATTCTATCTAATGATGCGTTTGTCCCATGTCTATTAGACGTATTTGGTGAAAAATACAGGTCAACGCCACTTAAAGCACATTTCCTGTTTTGCTTCAAAAATAACTCCCATCCATATTTTATTTTTATCTCAAATGATAGTTGTCTTTTTTTAGCACTTCTTCTATACCCATTCCAAATCCATCCACCTATCTCACCAAACCCCCTCCAATTTCCATTACCACATCCTCTGTTATTACACCCACAACTCTTTGTCTCAGAGTTTAGTAAGTGGTCGCCCCTGACCTTTTTTTCTTTTCCACAATCACATTTACAATTCCAATATGATTGTCCTTTTTTATTTTTTCTATCAAAAGACAAAACTGTTAGTTTGCCGAATTTTTTATAAATAAAGTTTTCATCTGTATGTTTCATACTCTCCCAATAAATATAACTGAGTTTGATAAAATTGGGAGAAATAATATTATTTTGGTAATAGCCGCGGTTCTGTATCTAGTTCTTCATTTATCTCAACACATTTCTATGCTGGTTCGTCTTTACAACAAACTGCTCCAACCATGCCTTATTAACGAATAACTCACATTCTCAGGCTTTTTAGGATTAGTGTGGATTTGTGGTATTATCGCAAATTTGTATTTGCTCCCAAACATCAAGTTAAACACCCGCGAACTTCCTCTATCATAATATGACAGCGAAGAACTTCCAAAACAACACAGGCAAAAATCTATTTACATAGAGTCGCTTATGTCAAATCTCAAAGAACTACTTATAACTATACGTCAAATGTCAAAAATGTCAAGCGTCGTTATGATTTGGGTGGTGTATTTTCGCCCCAAACTCTCTGGCCAACTTTAGCAGCCAAAAACAAACCTGTCAAAGCTAAATATCCTGTAGGAATATCAGGCAATTGTATATCGTTATTTTTTACTGAATTAAATACAGTAACGAAAAGTAAAGAAAAACAAAGAGTAAACACCCACACCCAATTTAACAATCTTGTCGTAGATGCTCCATCTTCCTCACTAAAAAATGATTTAAACCATTCCCAAAAGCTTTGTTTCATATTTAATTTTTATTCCACCTAATATCCTTTAATTCTTTTTCATTCTTAATAGACAAACGAAGAGAATATATGGATATTATCAATGTTATCAATGCTACTATTATGCTCATCAGCCATAAATATAAATCCTTTATGAGTTATACGCAAAAAATAAGAGGGATATTATTTCTAATATCCCTCCTTGTTGAAACTTCTATTTAATTGTTATTTGTCAACAGGCTGTGCCTTTTGAACTTCCGTTGGAACTGGTGCGTCTTTCTTCTCTGCGTTATACTTTGAGTAGAATAGATAACCTACTGCTAAAACTACGGCTAATACAATTACAATTACCAATGTTTTTGAACTATTATTTTTTTCCATATTGTTATTTGTTATTATTTCTCATCCACAAAATAACGGGCGGCGTAAATCGCTAATCCCAAAGGGAGAAGGACTACATGAGAAAACGTTACACCAAATGCGGCAAGGCCGAATATGGCAACCGATACTCCGACGAATACTTTTTTTATCATATTGTTATATTCTAAATCAATAACTTATACATAACAGATAAGTTTTTGATTAGGATATATCAAGTATGACGTTCGGATCTTTAATCAAACGAACAGATTCAACTGTCATAGATCCTTTTCCTACAGTTCCCATTGCGGCATATTGTCCAGCTTGTGCGCTTCCAATAGTATCAACTCTTGCTTGAACACTTATTGTATGGACACCCTGAGATACATCCAATGCCACGAAGTTAAACGATGTTGCCGTAGTAGAATCCAAAATCAATTCGATTGTTTCTGGTGTTACACAATCCAAATTAACCGTGGTGCTTATAGTACCATCAGCGTTTGTCGTTGACACCAAACATTTACCAATTGCTCCTTCAAGAGTAGCAGTCAATGTTTGTGACCTTCTTCCGAAAACTACAACTCCCGGTTCTACTTGTTTTCCGTCCAACAATACCCTAACATCCACTTGTGCTTGTCCTACAGATGTGTCAGGAACCAAGTTTTTGCTGGATACTGTCGTTTGTGTAAATAGTCCTACTTCAAAAGATGTGTTGATAAACAAATCTTTCTGGTTGGCTGTTTTAATGGTATTGGATAGAAGCGTCTGCCACTGACCAGTACCTGTTGTTTTTGGCAGCAAAGTTAGATTTGCTGTCTTTGCTGTCACTTTTGACGATGGTTGTGAATCTGCCATAATTATATTTTCCTTCTTTTATTTTATTATTATTTGATAACGTTTTATTGCGCAGATACATAGTAACACTAAACAAAACTATTGAATAAATAACAATAAATGTTTATTCTACGTTTGGATAAATATACATCTAAATGAGTTATGATTTATTTTATTTTAAGAAAATTTGGTGGGTCTGGGGAGAGTCGAACTCCCACGCCCTCTAAGAGCAATAGATCCTCAATCTATTCCGGCTACCGTTACGACACAGACCCAATGAAAAAATAAATCCCGTGATTAAGCCGGCTCACGGGAAAAGAAGCCCAGTCAAATCCATTAGGATTTGAGTTTGCGACATGTTTAATTTGTAATGTCTCCTAACAAAGTGGTGTGGACGACAGGACTCGAACCTGTGGTGATAACATCGGTGTAAACGATGCGCCGTCGCCTCTGGGCCACGTCCACATAAAAATTCTTGGTCCGCTCGCCCGGATTTGAACCGGGATTATGTTCGGCCCCAAACCGAATGCCATACCAAGTTAGGCGACGAACGGATAAAAAATCAAGATACAGATTATACCCTTTTCTGGTGGCACCTTTTAACGTTGTCG